GAGTGGGACCTCTTGTGAACCCTGGAGTGGGACCTCTTGTGCTTGATTTTCGCCCTTCTAGTGTTCGATCTAACTCTCTTGTGAGGTCGCCGCGATGGCTTACTGACTGTACTAGAGCGCGGGAGGTGAAGCCGGCGCGTGTTAGGGTGTTTTCTAAAGTGACGTCGTGGTCGAAGTCTTCTAACATTGCGGCGGTGACGACGGACAGACGGTCGGGCAACGGGTGTTCGATACCTGACATAATAATGGTAAGCTCCCCACCGGGAACGTGATGCGGGCGTGAGTGTCCAATAATCCACTATTGGTGACTCGACCTCATAATAGATGTCTCCTCGTGGAAGGTGCTTTACGTGGTCAACGTGTAAGACATGATGCGGTGCCGAAACCATCAGCATGTTTGTTCCATCCACGTAGCAACCTCCCGTTGCCACGCCGCCGAAACCAGCAACTACATATAAAATACAAGCCTGAATAGTAATCATCTTATTCTTCCTTTTCCTCTGTGGGCTTTGAAGCCTCTTTCAATTGACTCAAACAATTGTCAGCTTTAATCTTATGCCGACTAACAAGTGCTTTCATTGTGACGCAGTAATTGTGACTAGCAATACATTGTTTTGGAATATTGTGCTCCTCAATGACATTGGTGATATTGTCCTTATAAGAGTGAACATATCCAAGTAAATAGAATAGTGAACCCACTACAGCGACAAACATTACTCTCCTAATGAACCCCTTTTCTTTCACTTCCAATTTGATTTCACCCCTTTATTTAATAAGTATCTCACAAAAAAACATTTTTTGCAAGCTAAAAAATCATTTGTTTTCAGAATCTATTCTTATCAGCCAATTTTCTGAGACCCATCCCTTGGAAGCTCCCACTCTTGTCCCCGTTATTCTCTTCTTGAAATAATCTTCATGGTCAGTACCGGGGACCATATAAATTAACGCTTTTCTTCTTATTTCTTTGGGATTCTCATCGAACGAAAGTATCACCCCAATCCACGACTTTCCATGCAATATATGGTAAACAAGGTCGCCAATCTTCAAATTACTTTCTTTGCTCCACGTCAACTTTCTTTAGTTCCTCTAATTTGTTTGCTGCCAAATTGGCTACAATACCAAAAGCGACTAAACTTATGATCCATAAAACAAGAATAACTCTAAAAAACTTATCGTTCACTGTCAACAACTTCGCTAGTTTCCGGTGAGTCTGATTGCTTGGATCTCTTCTCCTCCTCAATCATTTTCCTTTTTGTAAAAAGCAAGGCAGTGAAGAGTGCTGCCAACAAGTGCAATTTCCAATTAACACGGAAACTCTCAATCAATCTCTTCATAAGAAGTAATCCTCACTATAGTACTTATCTTTGATATATATTTCTGAGTCACATCGGAACGATTTCTACTTCTCGACTCAGCAATGAGAGATTTTAGTTTTCTAAAACACTTTTCTGCATTTATATAAAATTCCATCGCCTCAAAAAGTGCCCCAACGGAACACCTAACAAATGACCTTCCTTTGCTGCTAAAAGCCACCATGTTATTCATTGAGTTTCGAAATTTTATTTCCACTTCGACTTCGGCATCGCTGCCAGAAGCAGTCTTGGTCCCCCAGTCTGGAAAAACTCCAAACCCCTCAAAGGTAATGCTTCCCAATGACGGGTGCCTTTCCCTGTAGTGGTGTAGTAGAGATCCCCACAGAGCGTCCATGATGCCGTGGCCCAAGCCTCGGATAACTGTATCTTTTTTGCGACCCTCGGAGAACACACAGCAAATCTCTGTTCCTTCTGTTTTGTAATTTTCTACCACCTCAATACTTTTTACCTCAAGTGCCGAGTATTCCTTCTTGAGAAAATCTCTTATTAGTTCTGATACTGACTCTCTTTCCAGTTCTTCAACCGTTTTTTTGCGCATTATTCTATTCTTTCTACTGAAGAAGAGACTTTGAAGATCTTCTCGACCCCCTTCAGTCTTCTAATATCCCTCAAGATGGAAGCCTTGGCGTCTTCTGGGGCGCGGATGCTCCCTGGAGTGCTTGGTATGAATTTGACCGACAGACCGGCTATATGCCTGCTTTCTGATACTCTCCTGTTTGATACCACGACAGTAACAATGGTGACGCTCGGTATAGCTCTTGCTTCTGCGAGCATGTCCTCAAGCCCTCGATCTTCGGTAATCGAGTATCCTATCATACAATAAAACTTGTAAATACCCATCTGTCTGGATCTAGTCTGGTCTTCGCCAAGGTATGAGGCTATCTCATTGTCCAGATCAAAAGACTCGTTTAAAGATGAGGCTTGCGGAAGCGGGAGATCTTCGGGCAATTTCCCAGCTTGCTTTAGGACATCATATAGATTACCAAGTGCTTGAAGAAGTGCTTCATCCGAAACATTGCCTAGCTTCCAGTCATCAACAAAAGACAGGTAGTGTCTCACAGTCCTGTCCGTTTCTCTCTCTCCAGAAGCAATCTTTAAAAGAGCCTTTGTAGAATCAGTGAGCATGTCCAACCTTGCTTGCGCCTCATCTCTTATGTTTTGCCGCACACTCTGGAATGTGTCTCCGACCGCTGCTTGAACTTTGGAAAAATTATTGTCGATAAATCTTACCACCTCCAGCGTAGCATCTATCGCTTCCTGGGATACTGCTGTATCATCTATACCTATTGTCACATAAGCCTGCAAGTCATTTTGCAAAGACTCTGCGCCTGAACGGTTGCCCACGAGCATGACCTTTAACAATTTAGGCATAGTAAGCTGTTTTACTACCTTCGGGGGCAAGTCAGATATTGGCAATTCCAACTGCTTATTGAGATATACTAAGATCCTCTGTTGAAGGGCTCCCAACCTTGACACTACAGCGTTGGTGAGTCTTTGACTGTGGGATATCATTGCAGGTCCTCTAACCTGGAGACCACTGGCTTTCCCTGCGTTCTGCACCACCTTCAAATCAGTAAGTCTATCAATTGCAGAAGACTTTATGCCAGTCAATCTAAATGTGTCTGATTTAAACTCAATAAGTTCATCACCGTAATCAAGATCTTGATCCCAGGTAAAGTTTTTTAACTGGCTGCCGACATCTTCCATCTTGTCTGCTAAATCCAAGAATGCGCCCTGTGCTATGTAACCTTCATTTTGCAGGAACCTCTCAATTACAGACTTTGCAGCGTCATATTTACTGTCCCACTCCAATAATTCATCAAGAAAACTCTCGTAACCATCAGGGTTGGGCTCGTAACCTTCCGTTGACATATCCAGCCTGAAGCTAGTAACGCCGCTATAATCGGATATATCAACCTCTTCTGCGTAAATGCTTGCGTTGTTGTCCAATGCTTCTCGCACCTCTTCGGACAGATTGTGTAACGCTCTCCATTCAGATGGAAGCGGATACTTGCCATCTTCAAACTTTTCATTTGGAATTTCAATAGTCATACCGCCGTTAAAATAAAAGTACTCTGCATCCACATCGTAGCTGGAGTAGGCATTTTGCATTTGCGAATGGTATTGTCGCTCTAGTTCCTCTGCCTTTTCTGTAAAAGCTTCCGTTGGGTCGGGAGGACTATCCATCATACTTTGATAGCCGGCATCCATGATACCAGATAATACGGAATCGATCTCTTCCTGCTCCTCTTCGTCAAGATCATCGTAAGGGTTCTGCCCAGTTCTAGAATGATTTAAAGCAATCGCTCTTCTCACCTCGACGTAGGCAAGCTGATCGTCAGTGGCGTCGTATGCTTCTTCAAAATCCCCTTCTTGGTCGAACACCAAGGCTATCTTATGATTTTCGTCATCTGGAGGGATATTATCCAACCTTAACATAATAAACCCTTTGCCGTCTTGAGTGTACTGATTAAAATAGTTTCGGGCCTGAGTGGCAGAGATGCACCATCTTGTGTTCTTTCCGTAATAGCATGATGCGTTCTCATCAAATGGTCTTACACCAAGGATGTCGTTGTTATCATAGACGATCTCGGACCCTTCAATGGCTTCTTCCTTTTCTTTGGCTTTCTTTTCCTTGCCACTCGGAGCTAATTTCTCGATAGCTTGCTGAAGCTGGGCTGCATTATACTTGTAGATGTCTTTCTCTTCCATCCGTTGTTGATTTTGTTGGAATTTTGTGATGAGATCCATAATCTCTTCACCAATTTGCAAAACATCAGCACTATTTTTAATCTCTTCGGCGTTGTCACCTTCAAAGGCAATATTTACCTCTCTCGCCCAATACATCAAGTATTTGGATACGCCCTTCGGACCTAGAGTATTCTCTATTTGTCTGCGAGCCCAGTTAATCCAGCCTGACTCGTCAAGTACCTTGTACTTTGCTTTTACATCCTTGACCCTTGCCTCCAGTAGCATGGCGGGGTCTTGATCTTCTTTTAGAAATTGTTTCCATTTGGCATGAAAATTTGACATAAACTTATTATACCTCACTTTTAGTAATTAGTAAAAATAAAACAAAAGGTACCCATTTGAGTACCAGTCAAGCGTAAATCTGAATTAAAATTATCACAATCGAAAGAACGAGGCAAGATATGGTTTTGATTGTAAACATGCTCTCACCCAAGCAAAAATAAGTCAACAAAGGAAAGACTAAGAAACCAGTGCCCGATCCTATAAACCTTGCCGTCCATACTGAGTCCGTAGAAGTCGAAATCATTCTCCAAGCATACCAGAAGACTATACTTGTTGGCAAGCCAAACACAAGCGCAGAAACAATAGGTCTACCTTCCCACCACTTCCACATAAACTGAGAGTTAAGCTGAAACCAGCCGAGTATCTGTCCGAGTGCAAAAACCAGACAACCCAACAATATACCGGAAGTGGAGCCCATCAGTGGAGCTTAACGCTTATGTTACTCTTGGTGAGTTCATAATTGAGGTCCGAGATAGCCACCGTCATCCTTACAATGGAGAGTACATGTTTTGCTGTTGCTCGAAATAGAGCTGTGTCTGGGACTTCATGTATCTGTGCAAAGTTCTTCTCCAAATAAGACTCAAATGCCGCGCTCATAGCGAACAATTCACACAAACACTGTAAAGTCTCTGGTCCTACCACTTTTTCTCTGGTGTAGTGCATTTCCAATAGACTGTCAGCCTTTGCTCTGGATTGTGACGCAATCTTGAAAAATTCCTTTACCTCTGCAACTTTCAAGTCCTTATGGTCACTTGGTGGCTGATTGGGTGGTTGATTAGACAACTGTTTTTCCCTTTCCCCAGAACAATTTACTTTTCCTGTCCTCGACAACAAATAGTACAGAAATACACTTCTCTCCACGACGCTCAATCAGCTTAGAATTATAGTACTCTAGCTTTCCGTATTTTGGCTTAGGTTGACGTTTCGCATACTTCTTTCTTGGTGGGGGCTGGTTCAGGAATTCGATACATTTTCTTGTTATTTCTTCGATGGACTCCTGATCCAGGCAATCATCGTCTTCTGGCTTTATATACGCTGCGACTACCCACTTCTTTGATCCGAAATCCTTCACATCCCAGAAGCAGCTCCCGTGATACCTCCCATAACGTTGACTACGACTGTTTTCCTCTATTTCAACCGAGGTGCCGATAGATGGTAGTGGCAGTAGTTTACAAACTATCATTTCAAATACTCCATAAGGTCGGAGTACCCGCCAATAAGTTTTGTTTTGCCAGAAAACTTATTATTCTCTACAATAATTGGCACTGTTTCTTTCTCATAGAATTCCTTCGCCTCAATTATAGCTTGTGGATCTTCAGCAAAATCAAAGAAAATACTCTCCTTTCCCATCTCATCCAAAAGGTCGATAGCCTTCCTACAGTATGGACAAGTATTTCTGCCATAAATTATGTACCTGTTTATATGACTAACCATTTAAAAGAACCCTTCCATCGAAGAGCTTGTTCTCTAGTTCCTTCATTGATCCGACGACAATGATGTCTTCCTTTTCCATGGAAAGTAAACAGAAATCACAATGATTCGACGCTAATCCCAAAACGCTAGATTCAGAAAGCATCTGTAGCTCTGGCGAAGAATTCCTTATATACCTGATGTGCTCCGGATTTATGTAAACATCCCTAACTTTATATCTCTGGTGAGGATTTGTGCTGGAGATATGTCTATACACCTCTTTTAACTTTATCATTCTTCTTGCATCTCCTGCTGTGTCATTAAGTTTAAGTACCCTGCAAGCATAGTTTCACAATCGCCTATCATTATATCCGTGTCAGCAAACAGTAATCTCAATTCTTCAATTTTCCTTAAACATTTTTCAATTGCATCATCCTTAGAGTCCTTTAAGCTGGCGGCTATTTCAACCATTTGGTCTACATTTTTCTGTACTTGCTCAAGTAACGGGTCCGCCTTCTCTGGGACTTTTTCTAAATCCACTGTATAAGTTATTTTTACTTTCATAATATCACCCACTTAGTATAGCTCTTGAGAGCTTGGTTTCTGTGTCTTACCCACGCGGACATGTCCACGTCTAGAGAGAGCCTGTCAATAAGTGTTTCGCCCTCTTCCCATGCGAGAACCTCTTCTCTCAGGACATCAATTCTGTGGTTGATGTTTCTCTTTTTTGAGTTATAGTCTGCCACCACCATACACGGGAACCTTTGAGGCCAGAATCTCTTCTTGTTCCTTATGATCACATGCCCCGCTTCGTGAAGAAGACTGCTGAGTCTGCTCTTGAAATTTTGTCTTGAATTTATCTCTATCCTTGAAATTCCATGGTAATAAGAGTCGGCGTAATCACGATCATACTCCACCTCTACCCCATATTCGTTATAAAGAAAGCTTTCTATGATGCTAATCTGTCTTTTTACTGACACAAGAGTCCTTTCAGGTTATTTGTTTCAACACGAATGCACTGACCAGACCAACGACTGTGGTAAAAAGGGTCCATATCATCTTAGATGAAGTCCCCTGCCAAGCTTCTAGGGCTCTTAGTCTTGCGTACAATCCTTCATCAGGATTATAAACTGCTTCCTTTATCTTTCCCACGTCTTCTGCCATCTCGTCCTGCTTGTCTTTGACCGCTTCTATTGTGAGGCATAATTTATCAAGTGTTCTAAGTAGATCTGAGTTTTCTTTCTCTGACATCTGGTCATCCCTCCGTCGTGGTTGCAACAATAATAACTAGTAGCTCAAGAGCACAAGGTCATTCAATAATCGCATAATTGGTAGTTATTAGTGTGCCAGCTACCGAGGCTGCATTTTGAAGTGCGCAGCGTGTGACTTTTACCGGGTCGATGATCCCCACATCCATCAAATTAACAACACAGCCTGTAGTGAAATCAATTCCCATGCTCCCGACTGTGTCAGTTCGCTCCATCTTTCCAAGAATGTCTTTAAAATCTAATCCTGAATTTTCTGACATCACTCTCAATGGGGAACACAGAGCTTCCCTTACAATCTCACACCCCCTCTCTTGATCAGGATTATCTGCTGTGATCTTTAATTCTTTTGCAATTTTATACAGAACAGATCCGCCGCCTGGTACCACTCCCTCTTGCTGGGCTGATCGGACTGCTTCTAATGCGTCTTCAATTCTGTGCTTCTTTTCGATCATCTCTATCTTGGTTGCCGCACCTACTCGAACAATGGCGATGCCGGATGCCAGTCTAGTGATTCTATCCTGAATTTGTTCGCACTCATACAAAGAGTCGTTAGCCCCAAGATCCTCTTTCAGTAAATTTATTCTCTCATCGACAGATTTCATATCACCGCCGCCGTCTACGATGGTTGTAAGTCCCTTAGAAACTTCAATGGTTCGTGCAGTTCCAAAATCTTTCAAAGAGACGTTCTTGACATTATCTCCGGCAGATTTTCTAAAGTATTTTCCTCCAGTGGCAACTGCCAAGTCAGACATTATATTTCTGCGACCTTCGCCGTAGCTTGGAGCCTTTACAGCTACGACCTTCATTGATCCTCTAACCGTATTCATGATCAGGGCAGCTAAAGCTTGTCCTTGAATGTCGTCAGACACTATCAGTAGCGGCTTCGCCTCTCTTGCTGCAATTTCCAAAGCTGGCAAGATCTGGTCAACGTGTTCGATCCTTTCGTCACTAATCATCATTAGCACGTCTTCGTGACGGGTGATTGCTCTTCTTTCGTCAGTGATAAAGGCAGACGCGGCGAATCCAGATTCGAACCTAAAGCCCTCTACGAGATCTAGGGTTGTGTCAATAGAGTTTGCTTCCTCGATTGTGATAGCTCCGTCCTTACCGACCTTGTCAACCGCTAGGGCGATTAGGTCACCGATGCCATTATCATTGTTGGCAGAAATGGAAGCAATGTGGGAGATATCCTCTGAACTTGATACCGGCCGGGACCGCTCCTTTAGAGATGAGACCACCTCCACGACAGCCTTGTCGATTCCCCTCTTTAATTCCGTAGGGCTTGCGCCGTCTTCGATATAACTCCAAGCTCCCTCGAAGATGGCACGAGTCAGAACAGTGGACGTAGTAGTTCCGTCACCAGCATCCACGTTCGTCTTTCCGGACGCCTGCTTGACAACTTGCGCTCCTGCGTTCTCAACTGGATCCTCAAGGTCTACGAACCTTGCTACGGTGACTCCATCCTTCGTAATGATCGGCATCTTGCCCTTCTCCTGAAGGATCACGTTCCTGCCCCTGGGTCCCAACGTAGACGCCACGTTGTCTGCCAGCTTGTTGACTCCTGATAAAATTTTATTGTGTAATTCTTCGTTTGACGAAAAGTGCTTCGACATCAAGTCCTCTCTTTCTTTGAAATTCTTTTAATAATATAATACACTCACACAGAAATGTCAAGAAGATTTTTCTATTTTTTCTGCGGCGGCTTTAGTTTTCTCTGCCCTACTCTTAGCCTTTCCGGCTTGAGCCTTGGTTTGTTTGTCATCTCTGGCGACATACATCAGGTTGTCAACCTGCTCAACTAATGACTGGAGTTCTGCTAAAAGATTATTGAATTTTTGATTTAGGGCTTCCATAATACCTTGAGCTACCTGTTCGGTTCCAGACAGGTCTATGCTACCTGCCAGACGTAAATTAAAGTCCTTATATTGCCTAATGGAACCGTAGAATGATCCCTTGCGAGATTCCAGGTCAGCGCCCTTTGCCATTGGAAGGTTTACAACGTTATCCCTATTGACATCAAAAAGCATAAAGTTAACGGTCTTGTCGCTAGACATGTCCGGCTTTAGACAAACCAAATAAGTGATAGACTCCATCGAGTCCAAAGACTCCATCAACTTAGACAGGGCACCCTTAACTATCGGCTTCTTCTTTGAGATAAACTTTGCAGAGATTTGGGAATTGGGAAACTCCACATCGACAATGCCCTCCGTAGAAGCAGCGTCCACCTTTCCGCCGAAAATGAGAGCCAAGAACCTCTCAAATGTGTATCCAGCAGAAACAGCCAAGTCTGATTTAACAAGATTATACAAAACTCTCAGGACTTGGATCCTGCTAATTGCCATAGAGTGATCAGCTACGTCGACAGGCGCACTCAAAAGGGACTGCATTGCTGTTGAAAATTTCTCTATTTGGTTAATGTCCCTAGGAAGATTAAGTGCTCGTACCACCTTCATAAACCTCTCAAAGGATGATTTATTTAGGGCGTCTGCCTCATCTGATATCCAGCTACTATCAATTTGAAAATCTGGCATCTTCAGGGTTACTTCCCTGGGCAAGTCTTTACTTTGCTCAACGAAGACCACCGGACTACTAAGAGCTTCCTCTATTAGATCAAACAAAAGCTCCTGGGAATTCAGTTTACCTTCGTATAAACTTGCCAAATCATCAAAACCAGACATCAAACTTCTCCTTTTCTATAATTAGTATTACACAATCTCATCGGCTATGCCAAATTCCACAGCTTCTTCCGCCGAAAGATATACATCTACTTGTCTTTTCAGCATCTTTTTTAACTTGGTTACCGTGAGGTTTGTCTCTCTAGCGAGGCACCTCAAGTATTGCTCTTGCATCCACTTGATCTCCTCTATTTCATTCTCCATGCTGGTCAAGGAGCCTCCGAAGGCACCCAATACACCATGTATCATGACTCTACAGTTTGAGCCAATCTTCCTCTTCCCTTTTGTTCCTGCTGCCAGGATTAAAACCCCAGCTGACATGACCTTCCCGACGCCGAAAGTGCTGATGTCACAGCTATTCCTTACGTGCCGCATAGTATCATATACTGCAAACATTTCCGAGGCGCTTCCACCCCTTGTTGAGATTAAAATGTCTATCGGCTTACTGACAGTCCTAACCTCCGACTCTGGGTCGGATGGGTCCACATATTCTAATCTTTGAGAGTTATTTCCTAGGTATAGGATCGCTGTAACTGCGTCAGCGCAGACCTTCTCATTGATGTCTCCGTAGAGTGTTAATGATCTCAATTCCTCCTGTTGGGGGCTGTCGATGTTGTTTATGATAACAATTTGCTTGTCATCCACCAACTCTTCATCATTTTTTAAATCTTCTTTTCCCATTTATAATCCTCGTTTTTCCAGTTCTAGAGTTAAGTTCCTGTACTGGAAACGGTAGTGTCTTAGCATACTCGATCCAGGACTTTTTATCTTCGAACGCCCGTCGAAGCAACATAATAGTATTTTCTGTTTGTGGGTCGAAACCCTCTCCCGTCTGCTCCCAACCTTTAGCTTGTTTGTAGAATTTGTTTATTTCCCTCTTTCCTTTCAGAGCCACTTGCATCGTGTATAAAAGCTTTTCTTCATTTTCCAACTTGGTCCCCCAAGCTACCACATTAATGTTCATTGAGTATCCTCCTCTTCTAGTTCCTTTGCTATTTTCTCCAATGATACAGTCTCCCACACATAGTGTGGAATATGTTTTAAATACCTCTCTGGAGTAGATATGGCCACGGTGGTAAAAATTGTCTCTTTCCATTGAGACAAGAACATTTTATCATCATCACAGATCTTTGTCAAGAGATCATCTGGGATTGCTGTTGCTTTTAAGTTTGCATGTTTTATGTCTATAGACTTCCTAAGATCATCGTCCATTGCCGAGATGACCTTGGTAACCCATTTCAGGGTACTCACTACGATTGCTCTCTCCAGCCTCATAGCGAGTAGGAATGAGAAAAGGCGATAACAGAGTGCGCCGGCGGCGAACCATAAAAAGTAAGTTAACATATTTTATATATTATATTAATTTTGGAGAGATGTCAATGATAAAATAAAAAAGATCTTTACTTCTTGCTTATTCTTCTAGCGATAGCTTCCTTGAGAATCCTCTTGGTCACTCTATCAGTCACATTGTTGATAACCTCTTCGAGCTTTTCTTCGTCAATGTCGACTTCCATAAGTTCCTCGGGCTCCTCTTCGACACCCAAATCTTCGCCCTCTGGCTCCAATTCTGGTTCTGGCATCAGAGAGTCCTCTTCTGGTGCGTCTCCACCGGAAGCGTCCAGGATTTTCTGAAGCGTTTCTATTGCAACTCGAAGATTTTCAACTTCTTCCGATGCTATGGAAACTTCCGCCTCGATTTCGCCTTCGGGCTCTTCAGCGTCTAGATCCATTTCTGGCTCTGCGTCCATTGGAGGCTCGTCTAGCGCAGGCTCAGGGACTTCTTCCTCATCCCGAAGTGCTTCTAATTCGTTAATCCCTGATTCATTAACACTGTTCTCTTCCTCTTCGAGAGTGTCAGTGTCTTCAGAGACTTCAGCTTCTTCAACCACCTCTTCTTCTTCTTCCTCCTGAAGGAAGTTTGCGGTTTCGCTGAGTGGTGCGAGGCTGGCTAGCTTCATGAAGCGACGTATCGTGGATTCTTGTAGTAAGTTTTTCTTGCTCATTTTGGTTCTCCTAAGCGATTATGTAGAAAGAAAGATTGTATTTCAGAAGTAAATAGTACAGAAGGATACAAAAAAGATGTTTTTATATCCTTTTTGACAATTTCTCTATTGCCATCTTCTCTATTTGTCTGATTCTAACAAAACTTAATCCAAGTCGTTCTCCGGTTTCCATCAAAGTTAAACCGCCCTTCTTTTCGTTAATAGAAATTAAGCAACAATTCATCTCATCCTCGTAGTCTATCCACTTTCTGCAAGACTTCTCACTACATGGCTTTTGAGTCCTTCTGCACTTTATCGCACACTCTGTTAATCCGTATTCCTCACTCATAGGTCTGGAAGCTCCTTTGCTATCATATCAAACAATTCTTTTGTTTCCTTTTCATCTAAATTAAAAAGATCTCTCAAGTTTTCACCTTCCTTTAGTAATTTCTGTGTTTTCTTAATTCTTCTTTGCCCCTGATTAGAGACATCGATTTTAACATCTGTAATAAAATCAACAATTCTTGCATCATTTTGTAAATATCCTGTAATCATAGCTTGAAAAAATTGTATTTGAGTTAAGCCATCATGCCTTAGTCTTACACGCAGATCTGCATGACGCTTATCCGAGTCCTGAAAGACTATTCTCTTTCCTTCCTGGCCATATTTGTACTTTTCAGGCATTTAAAATGTGTGTACTACTTTCGACCATGGAGGCATTAGTTTGTCTAATAAACTCAGCCCTCATTTGCATCTCCTTCATGTTTCTGGCTCCAGTATATGAAAAGCCACTTCTGATGTTCTGTTCGATTTCCGTCAAGATGTTCCACACGGGTCCCTTGTATGGTATTGTTGTCGAAACTCCCTCTAGAGACCTCGCTTCACCTCTCCAGGCGACCTGAGCTTCTACAGAAGCCATCCCCCTGTATACTTTGTATTTCTTGTTCTCCGCCGAAACGAACACCTGCCCAGGAGTTTCATCTGTGCCCGCTAACATCGAACCCAACATGACGAAATCAGCTCCAGCAGCCAGAGCCTTCACCATATCTCCTGCCTTCTTTATACCGCCATCCGCTATAATACTGGCGTCAGAATCAACATCCCTACAATCCAGAACCGATTGGAATGTTGGCATACCATGACCTGTTTGAATCCTAGTGGAGCATATAGACCCTCCGCCGATGCCGACCCTTACTGCGTCGGCACCCCAGTCCGACAGGTCCTTGAAGCCCTCTGGTGTAGCAACGTTTCCTGCTATGATTGCTATCTCCTCTCCGTAAGTATCCCTTAGATACTTCAAGGCAGCCTCCGTCATCGAATGGTGCCCGTGCGCTACATCGACGCAAACAGTCGTAAGTCCACTCTCTCGCAGTTTAGCCACTCGCTCTTTAAAGTCTCCAGATACTCCCACTGCTGCTGCGGTGGCGATACCCGGTGTCAACATTTTGCATTGATCCTCTATCGAACAATACCTGTGAACAATGCCGAGTCCGCCCTTCTCGCTCATAGTTATCGCCATGACGGATTCAGTTACCGTATCCATCGGACTGGAAATTATTGGCAATTCATATTTTTTGCCTGCTATCGATGAGGACAGGGAAATTTCTGAACGACTGTTGATGTCACTCTTTTTTGGCAAAAGCAACACATCATCGAAACTTAGTGATTCTTTAAACATTTATCTCCTCCATCTGTTTCTGTAGATCTTTTAGCATATCGTTGGCGTCCTGCCAGCACTCATCGCAATAAAGGTTTACCCTTTGCTCCTTTTCTCTAACTGCCACGCGCCAGGATTGGACCTGCTTTTTGTCCTTCTTATCAAAATCCTTTTCACACATTGTGCATTGGTCAGGAATCTTGCCAAAGAGTGCGACCTTTTC